GCAGAAGGTGGAGGCCGGACAAGTCTGGCAATATATCAAAGAAAACTGGTTCTCTTCCCAAGTTGAACGCTTTTATAATGTTATGAAAGACGGTGAAGCTTGGGTCACTTATGAACAGTGGACAAGAGGAGGGGTTTTCAAATCGATCAAGCAAAGACAACACCATAAGGCGCCTTTTGATCAAGTTTTCCAATGCTATATTAAGCTAGGGGTTAAATCCAACGTTAATTCGATAGATTTTGCCACAGCTTCTTTGCAGAAGGAACTTGCTGATAAAGGTTACTGTATGGACTTGACCGAGGCTATGATTATTGCTAGAGTTATGAGAGCTCAGCAAACAGCTCGTCTCCAGACTGCTCTCGAAGGAAGTGCAGCTTGTCAGAAGGTTAAGCTCACCAAATAGATCCTTGGCAGTAATCCCCCAACAGGGATTACGTACGACCCTAGGGACGGGTCTTATGCCCTACTAAGCAGTTGCGTCACTGTACCTGAAAGATTAAATATTCAGGCAACAGAAGGTGTTTTTCCGAGTAAAATTAAATGCCGTGACGAATATGCTGAAAAGGAAGTTCCCTGTGATCGCCCTAACACCCACGTAGGTGCAGAGCAAATGTTCAAGTGTATCACTTACGACGATTTTCGAACACCAACGATTAAACACGGATGTCCTAGAACTAGGTTATCTGCTGCTAATCGTGCTCGAAGTAATGTCGTTCAAGCTGATCCAGAGATGTGGAAGGACTTTGAGAATTGGGTCCTGTCCACGAAGTTGCCTGAAATCCTGTCATGGTTAGAAGAAGAAATCGTGCAAGTTAGAATAGACGATTGGCTTCAGAAGTTCCCCCAACGATACCAAGAGAAGATGAGAGAGGCTTTGAAGTATGATAATAAGGCATTCATGTTGGATGTTGATTTTGTCTACGAAGCTTTTCCAAAAATCGAACAGCAATTCACCACTGTCCCTCATGAGCTGAAGGACACTCCATTGAATGACGTCAAAGAGCGCCAGATTTGCGGGCCTTTAGATCAGGTTAAAGTGATTGTCAATGCTTTCTTTAACGCTATGGAAGGGGTTATGCATCGTCATAATCCTTACTACTGCGGGAGAGCCAATTGGGAAGACATCTGCAACAAGATCAAGAAGGCTGGCGAAGATTTAGATATTGACATCATTCATGAGGGAGATGGCAGTGGTTTTGATAATACCCAGAAGGCTCCTCAACATGCTATGATGGCTAAAATCTACGAGGCTATTCTAAATCACAGAAATGTTGTTATAGAAGATCCCTTGCACAAAGAAGAAAACATGAATGTCCTTCACTCTTATCAAAATTGTCGTGTTTCAGTTGATCATGGCAAAGTTAAGTATTATGCTGATAGTCGTGAAAGTGGTCAAGGAGACACCACTTTGTCCAATACTCTCCTGGTTACCTTCTATTATGAGTATACCTACCATCTAGCTGGTATAAAGAAGTTTTTCCTTTTGGGTAAGGGTGATGACACGTTGAATGGTCACCCATCCCATCAAAATGATGCCTTCATGAATGCTTGGTCGCGTGTTTTTACTACAGGAAAACATGCACACACTCATGGCTTAGGGCAGATTTGTAAAGGTTTTGTTACTGGTGACTTGTCAAAGCTCAGTTTCATTTCAAATCGCTTCTTTAGAAGAGCAAATGGTGAGTGGCGAATGTCTCGTATGGGAGATCGTTTGGTGGAGACCATATGGCCCACTTGCAAGATACCACATTATCTTTCGCCCAAGCAGAAACAAGTGTTGAGGGAAGAGCTTTGTTTCAGCAAGGGATCATGCCTCCTGGCATGGGCAAAAGGGTTGCCTATCTGGGACAAGTTGGCTAGAAAGATGATGGCGCTTGGTCGTAAGGGTGCACATACCGAC